ACAGAGACCGATTACTCGGTGATATGAAAAAGAGGGCGATCATGAACAAGAAAGAACAAGTTTTAGAGGGCTACCACGCTATGGGTAGAAAAGCAAGTTACAACGATGCTATTCCACAAGTAAAGATCGTATTGCAACACACACGCCAAATTGAAGAAGGTGAACAGCGTTTCCGTAACATTGCTAAAATTTTCGTTGAGAATCTAGAAGGTGAGCGTTTCTTGCTACCAACTAATCGCCCTGGATTAGCAAGAGTATATGCACGCCATATCGCAGAAGGTGGCACTCCATATGACGACAAAGGTCGTCATATCACTACATTAGTAGAAGAATATCAGAAGATGGCAGGATTTGTTCGTGCCACACGTAATGGTCAGTTCAATGAATCAGCATTAGCGTTAGTCAATGAAGGCTTGAAGCATTACAATGATCTACGTATGACATTACAGGGCATGGCTAGCCATCGTGGTTATAACAATTATTTTGAAAGTTACACTCCTGTATTGAATGAAGAGTCAGAGGATGATACGTCATTGAACGAATTGTTCGTACAAGAAACATTAGATCCTCGCATCGAAAGCGTGATGCCTATCCTCAAAAGATTGTCAAAGAATATAAATGAGATGTCTGCTGTCAAGGAGCTTGAAGAGTGGGCGCAGGCAATCACAGAAGTAGAGGATGAGACTACAAAGACATTGGCAGAACCTGCCGAAGAAATGTTAGATGAAGCACCAGGTGCTGAGACATTAGCACATGATGACGAAACTGAGAAGTCAAATCTAAAAGCATTTGATTTAGATGAAGGTTTCAGCCCAAGTAGTGAAGTTGCGGATCAGATTGTTGACAGCCTCGGCGGTGAAGAAGGATATACAAGCGACGATATCTATCGTGCTGTAGAAGAATATCAAAGTATGATGGACAATCCAGAAGAACTTGATGTCGAAGAAGTCGTGCAGATCGTTATGGATAAAATGGATGTAAGTGAAATAGATGAAGCATTTCGCTATTACTATCCTGGCGCGACCAAATCAGACATAAAAAAGAAAGTGAAGAAATTCAAGCACGGTGTCACTGGATTTGAAGAAGATGTGTCAGTTAATGAAGGCATTGTTGGTAACATGATCAACAAGGCTAAAGGTATGTTCAACAAACCGGCAACTGCACCGGCAGCACCTGCTAAGGCAGCCCCAGTAGTTCCAGATGCGGCAACTAAAGCAAGAATTGCGGCTGCACCACAAGGATATGATCCAAACACTGGTAAGCCACAAGTTGCCGCGAAGGCTGCTCCTGGAGCAGTAGCAAAAGGTGGCACGATGGATATGACTAAAAAGGTTGTAGCACCGGCAGCAAAGCCAGCGGTAGTACCACAAGGTGATTACTCTCCTCAAGAACTTGCAGAAATAAACAAAGATATTGCCGCTATGGACGCTAGAACATTAGCGCAAGTTGCCGCTAAAACAGACTTAGATCCTACAGTCACGGCTGCGGTTAAAGCAGAAGTGGCAAGAAGAAAAGGTGTAGCAGAAGATTTGGATGCTAACCAAAAGCGTGTAGGTCAATTAGGCCCAACAGAAAAGGTAGGACCAAAAGGCGCTGTAGGTAAATTAGTTGGCACAAGCGAAAGTCGTGAGTTTGAAGATATCAAACGTTTGGCTGGCTTGAAGTAATTCACCCAATACACAATAAATTAATATATTTTACTCTTCAATAGGGTATAAGTATTATTGACACACGATGTGATTAGTGTATAATCGTATCATGTGTTAGTTGTCTCCGACAACAAAACATAAAACACATTTAGGCTCAACTTAGGCATTTTTAAAAGGAGAAACATAATGGCAAGTCTAGCAGATATCCGTGCCCGTCTCGCGGCACAAGAAAGTAAGAAAACAGGTACAGGTCAACGTACCCAATCAGATAACGCAATCTATCCCCACTGGAATATGGAAGAAGGTACTACAGCGACCGTTCGATTCCTGCCAGACGCAGATAGCAACAACACGTTCTTCTGGGTAGAACGTCAGATCATCAAGCTCCCGTTCAATGGAGTCAAGGGTGATCCAAACATGAAGCAAGTCATTGTTCAAGTCCCGTGCGTAGAAATGTATGGTGATAACTGCCCGATCTTGGCAGAAGTTCGTCCTTGGTATAAAGACGATACTCTCAAAGAAATGGCAAACAAGTATTGGAAGAAGCGTAGTTATCTGTTTCAAGGTTTTGTTCGTCAGAACCCAATCGGTAATGATGTGACTCCTGCGAACCCGATTCGTAGATTCGTCATCAGCCCACAGATTTTCACTATCATCAAGGCAAGTTTGATGGATCCTGAAATGGAGAACATCCCAACTGATTTGATGAACGGTGTCGATTTCAACATCAAAAAGACTAGCAAGGGTGGCTATGCTGATTACAGTACTTCAAACTGGGCACGCCGTGAAAGCCCACTAACTGAAGCAGAGCAGGCTGCTGTCGAAGCACATGGTCTTTATAATCTTGCTGACTTCTTGCCAAAGAAGCCCAGCGAATCAGAGTTGCGTGTCATCAAGGAAATGTTTGAGGCTTCAGTAGATGGTAAGCCTTACGACAATGACAAGTGGGGCGCATACTATCGTCCATATGGTCTTGATGCTCCGGCAGGCAATGCCGCAGAGCCTCATGTCACTGAGACTACTACCCTTAACGTAACTGCTAAGGCTAAGCCAGTAGTCGAAGACGATGAGCCAGAAGAGAAGAGTGATCCAGTAGTAGTTCCTAAGAGTACTTCTAGCGACAAGGCGCAGGACATTTTAGCGATGATCCGTAGCCGTCAACAGAAGGGTTGATTTTGATCGGGGAGGGTATCCTCCCCAATCTTTTTTAATAAGGAATACTACCATGACACTACCTGACGAAAGATTCCGCGCACTAAAGCAAGGAAAGAAATTACTAGAAGAACTGTGTGATCCAGGCAAGACGCCTAGGGTACCATCTATCGTCCGTGATCGTGCCCGTGGTGCTTTGCGACATTTTCCAAATGATTATGAATTGGAGCGTATCGCAGACAGTTGTCCAGAAATGCTTGATAAAGTAGCATTTTCTGATAGAATGTATCAAAGAAAATAATAGGAGAATTATATGGCTAAAGTCGTTAAGGTTAACGAAAACTTTTCGCTAAATTATAGCAGCCGTGAGGCTGATAGTGGCGATACTGTCATGGATTGCAATATCAATTTTGACAATCCAAAAGATGACAGCACCATCATTCATAGATTGAATACATGGCTCAAGGCTATCGGTCGTACAGAAATCGAAGTCACTCCCAAGGAATATCCTAAGGGAGTGAAGTAATATGGCGAAACCATTCGATGTCAGCAAATTCCGTAAAGATATCACTAAAAGTATTGAAGGTCTCAGCATTGGTTTCAATGATCCTACTGACTGGGTCAGTACTGGCAACCACGCTCTCAATTATCTTATTAGTGGAGACTTTAACCGAGGAGTCCCGCTTGGAAAAGTAACTGTGTTCGCAGGAGAATCAGGTTCAGGCAAATCATATATTTGCTCTGGTAACTTAGTTCGTCACGCACAAGAACAAGGCATCTTTGTCGTATTGGTCGATACTGAGAATGCACTAGATGAAGATTGGTTGAAGGCACTTGGTGTTGATACCGATGAAAGCAAATTGCTTAAGTTGAACATGGCAATGATTGATGATGTTGCTAAAACTATCAGCGAGTTTATGAAGAATTACAAGACTCTTCCACAAGACGATAAGCCGAAAGTTTTGTTCATCATTGACAGTCTTGGTATGTTGTTGACTCCCACAGACGTAAATCAATTCGAAGCGGGTGATATGAAGGGTGACATGGGTCGCAAGCCTAAGGCATTAACTTCACTTGTTCGTAACTGTGTAAACATGTTTGGTAGTCACAATGTAGGACTAGTTGCGACTAATCACACTTATGCTTCACAAGATATGTTCGACCCTGATGATAAGATCAGCGGTGGTCAAGGCTTCATCTATGCAAGTTCAATTGTAGTTGCTATGAAGAAACTCAAACTCAAAGAAGATGATGAAGGCAACAAGATCAGCGAAGTACGAGGTATTCGTAGCGCATGTAAGGTTATGAAAACACGTTACGCTAAACCTTTTGAAAGCGTTCAAGTCAAGATTCCATATGAGACAGGCATGAACCCATATAGCGGTTTGCTTGATTTGTTTGAGAAGGCTAACTTGCTCACTAAAGAAGGTAATCGTTTGAGTTATACAACTAATGACGGCGAGATCATTAAGTTCTTCCGCAAAGGTTGGGAATCAAATGAAAATGGTTGCTTAGACAAAGTAATGTCTGAATATCAAAACCGTGAAACAAAGATAAGTAATACAAATTCTGAAACGGAGGAATAACAGAATGAGTATTACTGTCATTGCAGAAGTATGGCGCGCATTGAAGTTAGAGATCGATGAGACTAACCTATCCGATGCCGCAGAATCACTGATCAATGTTTTGATCGACAACGACTACGAAGCAGCCGATATTAAAGAAGCGTTTCGTAGAGAACCAGCAGTGGTAGAGGCACTGCGTGAGTACAATTCCCAATACGAAGAAGAAGAGTATGAAGAGGAAGAGTACGAAGAGGATGAAGACGAAGACGATGAATGGTGATAGATGAACTGGTACACCAGAATCACTACTGATCTTAGTCAGATTCCTGACTTCATAATACATTATGAAGCAGAACTAGAGCAGGCAAAATATGATGTCCGGGTAAATGGAAAAGTCGAGAAAAACATTTCCAATTTACCCGGCGTCACTGAACACAGATTCAATCAACTACAAGAGATAGAAGCGGTACTTAACTATCTTAATATCCAATTACGCAAACTACGCAGGAAATATTTCCAAAAGTACTTAGAAGGGTATAATAGAGCCTTGACAAGTAGGGACGCAGAGAAGTATACTGATGGTGAAGATGAAGTAATTGATTTCGAAGTATTGATCAACGAAGTTGCATTACTGAGAAATAAATGGCTTGGTATCTTGAAAGGTCTTGATAGCAAGCAGTGGCAATTGGGCCACATCGTACGGCTACGAACAGCCGGCATGGAAGATATAACGGTGAGTTGATATGACTACAAGTAACATTTCGACACAGATTCAAAATACGTTGACACAGATTGTAAATCGCAGGAGTAATAAGACTAGCGTGGTTTTGGAGGATATCTTTGACGGTTGGGTATCTGACAAGAAAAAAGATGAAACCCGTGACTATCCTATCGATATCCTAGTGTTGAGTTGTGCTATGCAACGTACTACTAATGGGCAGCCATATAGTGCTAGATTCAATAAAAGCCTAACTAATCCTGAACTAAAAGATTGGGTCACAGACCTTGATGTTCAGAAAGCAACCAACATCCGTGATTATTATAAGAACAAATTGATCATGCTCACATTGCGTGATTATAAACTCACAAAGTTTAGGAGCGATCTCAATCAGTTCTTGTATAGCGATCCAACTAAAGTTTTGGAAAGCCACACAGGACTGGTATATAAACTTCCATATCTATACGACTATGATCAAGAGGTGGATGATATCTTTCAGTCAAGTTATTTTCGCAACAATCAAGACAATTCTATGACTGAGACTATGACACGTAAATTGTCATTTATCAAGAAGGTAGAGAAGCAACGCAAGAACAGTCATAGCATAGAGTATTGGTTCCATGACGGGCTAAATAAAGTCATGTTAGAATTCCCAGTAGCAAATCCACTATTACACCTTTTGGATGAGAAGATCAATCAAGGTCCTCTCTGTATCAATGCAAGATACTTCAAAAGGCGCAAGGACCTCGTTGAGTTTTTTGTGTGTGATAAGTGGAGTTTCGCATGAGTGAGAAAACAGTATCACTGATATTGGCTTTCCTCTTCAATAAACAG